TATGTAATGCATGGTTCTAAATTACAAGGTGTTATAGAACTGATTAAAAGAGAACCAGACAAGTTTAATAAAGATATAATAAAGTCACAGAAAAAAGAGATAAACCATGCTACTATCAAAGTATCGTGGATAAAAACACCAGATTTTTCTACATCTCTTACCGATATTATGACACCAAGAGACCATGGTTGGTCTTGTGGTCCAAGTGCTGGTTATGTGGCAATACACAGAGAGAAACCAAAAGAAGTCTATATGATAGGACATGATTTACATAGTACAGACAATCATATAAACAATCTTTATAAGAGTACCAAACATTATACAGCAAAGGAGAATGGTCCTACACCTGCTGTAAATTGGATTAGACAATGGTCTACACTTGCAGATTGGAATCCAGATGTGGACTTCATCAAAATTAACAGATTTAATGACGGCCGTGATAATGTGAATGGTCGTATTGCTGAATGGGAGAAAAGAAAAAATATTACATATGCTGATTATTCCACGCTTGACAATCTAGTGTGATTAGTGTATTATGGACAAAATAAACAAATGAATATAGAGAAACGAATATGAATATAAAACAACACACATTTAAATTTAGAGAAGGTGACAGCGATGAAAAAGGTGGCTGTACTTTTATAGGTGGCACATGGAAAGATGTAACAACAGATGACCTCTTCAAAGGTAAGAGAGTGGTAATGTTCAGTCTACCTGGTGCATTTACACCAACATGTTCAAGTGAAGAACTACCAAGTTATGACAGAATGTATAATGAGTTTAAAGATATGGGTATAGATGATGTATATTGTGTATCAGTAAATGACGCATTTGTTATGAATGCTTGGTCAAGAGATTTAGAAATTAAACATGTTAAAATGATACCAGATGGTTGTGGTACATTTACAAGTAACATGGGAATGCTGGTCGCTAAACCTGCACAAGGTTTTGGCATGAGGTCTTGGAGATATGCAGCTGTCGTAAATGATGGTGTAGTTGAAAAGATGTTTGAAGAACCAGGTTTTAACAATTTCTCAGATGATGATGACCCTTATGTGGTATCAAAGCCTGAGATTGTAAAGAATTATTTAAATGGGTAATGAAACTCTTATAAATAATAACGAGGCCGAATTATACAGGTCACATGAAAACAACAATACGATAATACATACACAGGAGATAAAAATATGGATTTCGAAAGTCTAAAAAAGTCGTCAAGTAACTTTGACGCAATCACAAAAGCACTTGAAGCTTCAAGTGAACCACAACAATCCAAATCAAGCAATAAGTATCAAGACGATAGGTTATGGAAACCCGAACTAGATAAAACTGGTAATGGTTATGCCGTACTTCGTTTCTTGCCTGCCTCTGATGGTGAAGAAATGCCATGGCAGAGAGTTTGGACACACGCCTTTCAAGACAAAGGTGGTTGGTTTATTGAGAACTCATTAACAACCCTTAATCAAAAGGATCCTGTTAGTGAAGAAAATACTAGATTGTGGAATACTGGTGTCGATAGCGACAAAGAGATTGCTAGAAAGAGAAAAAGAAAACTATCTTACTATGCAAACATCTATGTAGTATCAGACCCCAAACATCCTGAGAACGAAGGACAGGTTAAACTGTACAAGTTTGGTAAGAAAATCTTTGATAAGATTACCGAAGCCATGCAACCAGCGTTTGAAGACGAACAAGCAATCAACCCATTTGATTTTTGGAAAGGTGCAAACTTTAAACTAAAAATTAGAAAAGTAGATGGCTATTGGAACTACGATAAATCCGAGTTTGAAGGTGTTACCCCTTTGAAAGAGTCAGATGACGACATCAAAGCAGTTTGGGAAAAACAACACCCTCTAAAACCATTTGTAGACCCTAGTAATTTTAAGACCTATGATGAACTCAAAGAGAAACTGAATAGGGTAATTACGGGAACGCAAAGCACAGTAACAGTAGATGAGGTCGACCTCCCACAATCGACATCTACAACCTCTGTGGAAATGCCTAAGGTAAATATGTCAACGCCTGCTAGTGACGAGGACGATACTCTCGATTACTTTAGTAAATTGGCAGACGAAGACTAAACCTTTCTCTCTCTTTACTGAAAGCATTGGCCTCTAGCGAGAAATCGCTAGGGGTTTTCTTATAAATAGTACCATGGCAATTGATATATTTGAACCGTTAAAAGATTTACAAGGCAATAAACTAAAAAGTGCTACTTGGTACAGAAACGCTGTATCTCTTATCGCCGATAGAACTAGCCCTAGTCAACTATTTAAATCAGGTAAACTACTTGGTAGACCAAGCGGTGGTCGTATGAGTATGTTCTTCTATGACCCTAAGACAAAGGCAAGAATGCCTTATTACGACACATTTCCATTAGTATTACCATTAGAACCAATGAAAGGCGGTTTTATTGGTCTTAATTTTCACTATCTGCCTTATCCTGCCAGATTTGCATTTTTACAACAATTACAGTCATTATCAAGCAATAGTAAATTTGACCAATCAACCAAAATTCAAGCTACATATGACTCAGTAAAGTCTAATAAATATGTAAAGGCAAGTATTAAAAGATATTTGTACTCACAAGTTAGGTCTCAGTTTTTGAGAGTTAATGTAGATGAGATGGCATTAGCAGCCTACTTACCTGTAGCACAGTTTAAAGGTGCTTCAATGGGTTCTGTTCATGCACAAAGTAGGAAGACATTTTAATGAGAGATAGACATAAACAAATAAATGACCACTTGAAAGAGTTGCATAGAAAAAAACAAGAATTAAATTTAACTAAGAACCTAAGAAAAGAAGTTGAGATTGGTGCCAATGGTACACAAAAGTATATTATCAAAGAAGGTATCAATAAAGGAAAAATAGTAGACTAATGCCGTATTCAACAAAAGTAATGGACCATTATGAGAACCCACGAAATGTAGGTAAAATGGATATGAATGACCCGAATGTTGGCACAGGTATGGTTGGTGCTCCAGCATGTGGAGATGTAATGAAATTACAAATACTTGTTGACAACGGTATCATAACAGACGCAAAATTTAAAACATATGGATGTGGAAGTGCTATTGCAAGTAGTAGTCTAGTAACTGAATGGGTCAAAGGTATGACACTAAAACAGGCAGCCACAGTTAAGAACATAGACATTGTAGAAGAACTAGCATTACCGCCAGTAAAAATACATTGTAGTGTATTGGCTGAAGACGCAATCAAGTCAGCAATCGCAAACTACAGGAGTAAAGCATAATGGCAATCTTACGAGGCGGAAGAAGAATAGGTAATTTTGATATTCGACTAGGTTTACCTAGAGATAAATCATTAGTTGATGTTGCAGGCGACCCTAGATTACAAAGACAACCAGGTGGTGCAGGTACTATTCAAAGATTTCTTTCACAAGTAAATCAAGGTGAAGGCTTTGCTAGAACAAATAGATTTATTGTAAGAATTAATCCACCATCACCAGTTAGAATGATGGATGTACAAGCAGGTCCACCAAATATGCCTACTCAATCTATGTCAGTTGCATATGGTGGTAAAAATGAATTAGAAAGTAATGCTTTGTTAGAAAATGTTGATATGATGTGTAATAAAGTTACATTACCAAATAGAGATATCAACACACAACCACATACCATGTATGGACCAAAAAGAGAAATGCCATATGCATACTCTTTTTCAAGTTCGGTTGAAATGACATTTTATGGTGATAAGTTTTTAAGACAAAGATTGTTCTTTGAGAACTGGCAAAAAAAGATTATGGATTTAGGCACACACAACATAAATTACTATGACGATTATGTTGGTAGTATGGACATCATGCAGTTAGGTCAGTTTGACGCTAAAAGTGATGATGACGCTAGAGTTACATATGGAGTTAGATTGTTTGAAGTATATCCTCAAACAATAGGTTCTATGGATTTAACATATGGTGCAGACAATGAAATTGCACAAGTGCCGATTACATTAAACTTTAGAACATGGTCAAACTTAACAATTGACCAAATAAATGGTGCAACAGTAGGTTCGGCATTTGGTGATGTACCAACAATTAAAGCAAGTAAAGATTTTGGTCTGTTTAGTGGTATATTAGGTAAATTGCCACCAGAGTTTCAAAGAGCTGGTAGAGATGTTCTATCAACAGTCAAAAGAAATCTACCAATTGGTAGAGTTACGGGTGGTAGACTATTTCCACCATTTGGATAATATATTAACAAGGAGATAATATCATGGCATTGCCTATATTAGAAACAGCGACATATGAGTTGACATTACCATCAGCAGATATTGTTGTAAAATACAGACCTTTTCTTGTAAAAGAGGAAAA